TGTAGACATAATGTAAAACTCCAAATATTAATATTAAAATGATTCACTTACAATGTTGCATGAGGTGTGAATCAGAACCTCGATTACTTAAACTAAATTATACATCAAACAGATACAGTTGTCAAGCGTTTATCAGGCAAATGTGATCAGAAAGGAATTTCTTCCCCGTTGTTTGGTGTTGTAGTTGCCTGAACAGTTTCTTCAGGTTTGTTGATGTCCGCATCCAACTTATTGTATAGGTCGAGGAAAGACATTTTTGTATCATCATCAAAACGATTCAAACACAATTCAATAGACTTGATTCGATCACCAAACACACCATAGGTCTTGGCAATATGCACAAGGCGGCGAGTGGAAATCACTTCGTCAGTTGCTTCTTCGGTAAACGATTTACGAATAACATCAGCCCAATCGACCAACTTAGTAGCAAAGTCATCATCAGCTTTACCTTGAGATTTCATTTCTTTCTTTAGAATTTTCTTCTCAACGGCAACAGGAGGCCAATCTTGTTCATATGTGTTTAAGAAACGTTCAAGGAAGGCTTCATTCAATACGTTAGTGAACATGTAACGACCATCATCAGAACCTTTACCTTTTGTATTCGCAGTAGCGATAACGGTAAAACCTTCAGCTGGTGCGACAACTTCATTTTTCTTTTTAAGAAGGAATGGTTTACCTTCAAGCACACGTTGCAAACAAGATAAGTTCTGAGCACCATAATCAATCTCATCGATACAAAGTACTGCACCCTGTCGAGCAGCAACGGTAACAGGACCATCACGCCATTCCATTTGACCGTTAATTAGAATGTAGTTACCTAAAAGGTCACTCTCATCAGTTTCAGGTGTCATTGAGACACACAAAAATTTACGACCAAGTTTGGCACAGGCCTGTTCAACTGACATTGTTTTACCGTTACCGGAATGTCCAGTGATGAAAATAGGATAGAATTTTTTCGATGCAATAATTCGAATCAGATCATCATAATGTCCGAAAGGAACATAGTTTGAATATAGTGACGGTACCAAACTTTCAGTTTCTAATTCGGTGGCCACACTTGAAATTTTAGTGGTTTCTTTCACTTCGACTTTTCTCATAGGTATGACCTGACCGACCATTTCGGCCATTGCTGGAACTTTATATATTCCTCGGGACATTTTATTCTCTGGATCATTAGTAAACCAATGAGCTGTTGCAATTCCGACTTTCTTACATACATCAGAAATCTCAGAACGACTAACAGTTGATTTACCTAAAGTAACCAAAGCAGCTAAAAACTTCTCACGAATTTCTTTGTTTTCTTTTCTCATCACAAATGACCTTATCAAGTTAACAATACCATCATAACACGTTTACAGTTGCCTGTCAAGAGATTCCTTTAATGAATTTGGAAACCAAGACTCTGTTGTTGCTTTTAAGTTTACCTAATTTACTAAAGGCAGTCTTTAGTTTATTTACGGTAATATTGCCTGAAACTGCAAGTTCTTCGTCTTCAATGCTAAGAGAATTACCACCGGGCAATATAAAAAATGTGTCGTATCCTTCATTGAATGATTCAAGGAACTTATCTTCTTTCAATTTTTTCACTAGATCACCAACAATTCCACCGGTGTTCAGACTTTTATAATTCACTCTATGATTAAATCCGAGAATCTTGGCAATGTCTCTGCCTTTTTTATCTTTGTATTTTAGAAGGATGGTGTTCTTCAATTTACTGGTTAAGGAGTCACCTAAAAAGAAACCGAAAATTTTACAACCAGTTGTTTTTCTAAACCATTCAAATACAGCAATTCGTACACCATCATCATAATTCCAATGAAAATGCTGATATGAATTGATCTTAGCCTGATATTTGTTTTGCTTATCAACCAAGTAAAAATTATGATAATTTAGATACAGATAGTTTTTCGTGGTTCTCGTATTATCTTCAGACCTACCCATAAAACCTTCTACTTCATCCGCATCACCATCATTCACCAAAACCAAGTTTACGATATCTAAGTTATTGTTCTTTTTAAATTGTTTAACAATTGGTTGTAAGGCAACCATACTTTCGATTAAGGGTGTTGATGAAAGAGATTCACTTCTAGGATACATCAAATTATTTTCAAAACTGTTTTTCAATAAAAGAAGATTTTTGACTGAATCATTGTAATCTTTTGTCTTCATTGAAGATGAAAGATATTCTCTCAAATAGGCATTCAGAAAAAGAAAGTTACCTTCTTCACGTTGAAAAGTAGGAGCTAATGGATTATCAGGGTAATCGTATTTGCGAGCAGCGTCACTATTACCAAATCCATATACAACGAAAGGAATATTAACTTTACGACAGAACATAGTGAGTACAAGAATCTGTTCAATAGATGCACCCATATTTTTACGCATTGATCCGGATTTATCTAAAACCAGAACCAATCCATGAGACTTGCCTTTATCTTTAATGGTAAGTTTACGGAAAAGATTGTCTTCTACCTGATACTTGTAAATTTTATTCAGGTCAATGTCACCAGTCTCAGACACTTTACTCTTAGAATAACATTTAGCAGACTTCTTCATTTCGAATTCTTTAGCCAATAAAGAAATATAACGACTATTCTTATTCTTGAATTCAGCCAAAACTCTGTTACTTGTATCTGAATAATCGTGCAAGAATGCTTTATAGAATTCAGTCATTCTTTGATGCACAACTTTCGCAGGTGTCAGAACCTCGTCCATGTCGATCTTAGGTAAGTTAAGATAGATATATTCTTTCGAGGTTTCATCCAATAACTTAATCTCATTATTACGGAAAGCATCATCTGTACCACATGATGGTTCAAAATTATCATTAGATTCAGTATAATCTTCGTCAGTATCTTCATCCGATTCTTCATCAGCTGAATTGCCAGACTCTTCATTTTCATCAGATTCTTCGTCTTTTTCACCATTAGAATCCACGCTTTCGTCAGATTCTTCAGACTCCTCACTATCATCAGAATCAGGTTCAGAAGATTCCATTTCCTGTGAGTCTTCATCCTCATCATCATCATTCATTTGATATGATTTTTCTTGTTCTTGAGCCATAGATTGTTGCTCATCTTTAGAGTAACCATAAACCTCATCAGCAATAACAGTAACATCATTCCATGATTCTGCTGCCAAAACTCTATCAACAAGCGTTTGTTCATACTCAGTAAATTTGATGGCAATCGAACCTTCAAGTTTAGTGAAAAGGTTGACACGATCAATAAAAGGTAAATTGTTTACATCACGGCCTTCGAGTCCAAAAAAATCATCCTCGATTAGTTTAGTGTAAGCTTCAACGAAAGGACGTTTAATTCCAGGATACTTACGTTTGACTTTTTTCTCTATTCGAGCGTCTTCAATAACATTCAAGAAAGATTTATAGTTTGCACCTTTATCACAAATTGCATCATGCCAACCATCCGCTGGAGTAAACAAAGCGTGCCCAACTTCATGACCCATCAAAAGATCATACATTGAAGAAGACATTTCTTTCCAGATTGGACAATACAAAACACGATTCTTTACATCGAATTTTGCGGTTTGCATTTTACGGTGTTCGACCGTAATATTTTCTACAGCCAATAATTTGGCTAATTGGGATTTTGATTGTGTTGTAAACATTATTTTTTCTGGAAGGAGTTAATAAAATCGACCAACTGAGAATTCAGTTTGGGATCTTTCTGTACTTCTTTCAACATGCTTTTTATACCGAAAGTTCGAAAAGCATCCAATGTATCATTGAGGCAAGAATAAAACATCATCTCTTCCTGTTCTAGGAGAGTGTGTGAATAATCGTTATTGACTGGTGATTTCATAATGTTTCCTCATTAACATAGAAACCATTATAACAGCAATATACTTACCCGTCAAGCATAAAAAAACAGATGTTGTTTTTATGCAACATCTGTTGGGTAATTGGAGCGGTGTTCTGGAATTGCACCAGAGAGACAAGTTGGACACCCACCTCAGACTATCACACCGCAAGTATATAATTATATAGGCATTATATCATAAAGTCAAGCACTTTTTCTCATTATCGCCCAACTTGTCCTAGATACTTTGCCTTAGTTTCTTCCCAATCTAGGTAAATAAGATCATCATAAAAAAGAGATTCGTAAGAGACGGTGTTCTTTTTAGTGAGTTGCTTAATTCTTCCTTTGGCATGTTTCTCTTTCCATATCGAAACTAAGGATTCATATGAAGTATCGAACGATTTAACCAATTGATCTTCTTTGATCTCACCACGCAGAAATTCGTATGTGTTGTTATATAGTGGACTGAAATATATTCCTCTAGCATGTTCTGATCGAATCATCTCTTTAGGAATGCCGAACTTTGAATATGTGAAATTCAATGAACGATTCTTATGATCTCTCTTATATGGCTGACCACTGGATTTCTTAGCAACATACCACTCAAAATATTTTCTAGTATGATACTTCTTTAACCAACTTCTGACCATATATCTAGTTTCACGGGAAGGTTCGAATGAAACTGAGCCAGAAGTAAATCCCATTTTCTGCCAGTGATCTAAGTTATCATATTGTGAAAGACCATTCAATTTGGTTTTACCGTAGAGAGAAGTCGTTGTCACACCCACTAAAGTATCACCGTATTGTTTTTTCCAAAGTGTCTGTACTTCATCGGACAAACACAAAAGAGCCAACAATTTACCACCGACATAATTATAACCTAGTGGTTGAAAAGGAACAATTGTAGAACCGATTGCGGTATGATTGATCATGCCGCCTGTGGTTTTTAAGTCCCTAGGCCAACCAATAACATTATCCCTAGGTGTAAGATCAAGGAAGTCAGAAGATATACACACCACA